ACAGAAGATGCTAGACAAGAATTTATGGATTCTTGTCCAAAACTTGGTGAAATCTTTAAAAACTGGGTCAAGGATGGTCCATCACTTAAAACTGAACTAGAAAACTTCTATACCCGTCTTGAAGATGGTTCTCTATCTGGTGAGTCAGTTTCTGCTGCTGATACTAGTGGAGTATCAATTGAAGATGATGAAGCTAAAGAAGCTAAATTTTCCGCTGCTCCACCATCATCAACCAGCGATGCACTAGCTAAACTACAAGCACTAAAAGCTAAAGCTCGTATGGCATAACTCTCTAACAAATTAGAGTGTTAAAATTAGGATGCCGCCAAAAAACTTGGCGGCATTTTTTTTGGCTATTGAACTAAAATTACTCAATAACAATAATAAAGGTTGTACAAATGGCAAACATAAAAAAAACAAAAGCAGAACTACCATTAGCCCAAGTAGAAAAACCCAAAGACAACAGTGTAAGACGTAATTTAATTGCAAATATTACAAAAGATATCAATAAGTCAAAAGGAGAAAAAGTTGCCTTCAATCTTATTGAAGATAAAGATGCTCCAACAAATGTATCAGATTGGATTAGTACTACTAGTATTAAGCTAGATTATATTATTGCAAATAGAAGACCAGGAGGAATTCCTGGTGGTAGAATTATTGAAATTTTTGGTGAGCCATCATCAGGTAAATCTACCCTTGCACAAACTATCTGTGCTCAACATCAAAAAAATGGTGGGATTGCAGTTTATATCGATTCAGAAAATGCTACCTCACTAGAAAACCTAGCTTTACTAGGTGTTAATGTAGAAGAACTAATCTTTGTTCAAGAACAATGTATTGAAGACACATTTCAATTAATTGAACAAATTATTACATCTGTTAAAAATCAAATGAATGATGTTCCAATCCTAATTGTATGGGATTCTGTTGCTGCATCTGTTTCAAGGACAGAATTAGAAGCAACATACGAACAACAACAAATTGGTATTAAGGCAAGAGCTCTTAGTAAAGGAATTATGAAAGTAAACCAAATCTTGAAAGACAAGGGTGTTACTTTGATTTTGCTAAATCAAACAAGACAAAAAATTGGTGTGATAGGGTCCGATCCAACCACAACTCCTGGGGGTATGGCAATTCCATTTGCTGCTTCAGTTAGGTTGCGAGTTTATACTCCTTCTAAAATCAAAGAACTTGTTGATAAACAAGAAGTAATCAAAGGTATTGAAATAAGAGTTGGTGCAGTAAAAAATAAGGTTGCAAGACCTTACCGTCAGACAACCATTCAAATTCTTTATGGAAAAGGAGTAACCGATTCAGAGCTTTTGTTTGATGATTTGCGTGTATTTTGTGAATCATCTACCTATAAAGAAAAACGGGCTAAATATGCCTATAAAGATGGTATCGTAGCTAACATACATGGTTCTGGTGGTTGGAAATATATTCAACTGCTTGATAGCAATACTGGAGAAATTATTAAAGAACAAAACTTTAGAAAAGACGAGTTTGAAAGCAAGATTCTGAACAATCCTGAATATAAAGAGTATATTTTGGCTTTATGTGATGGATGTTTTATCCTTAATGCTGTTGAAAAGGATGAAATAACAAAACTCTCTGATGTTGCTAGCGAAGAGGATATGTAAAGACTAATTGCTTGATTTTTGGGGCAATCAAGCAATACTAACCCATCTTGCATATCACATACAACGGTCTTATACTGTATGTGATATGATCAACATCTTTTTTAAAAAGCTAAATCCAAATGCTGTATTGCCAACAAAAGCTTATGCTGGTGATGCAGCATTTGATCTTTATTCTGACCAAGAACAAACTATAGAACCAGGCGAAACAAAGCTTATTTCAACAGGATTGCAGTTGGCTAATTTTACACAAACAGAAGGAGTGTCTTCATTTCTAAAAATCGAAGGACGATCTGGACTTGCGTGCAAAGGCATTTTCCCAGTTGGTGGTATTGTGGATACACAAAGCTATCGTGGCGAAATTAAATGCATTATGCATAATAGTAGTAAAGGTGTCTATACCTTTGAGAAAGGTGAAAGGGTGGCTCAAGCAATTTTTTATCAAATTATGAATTTACCATCTCAAATTACAATTGAAGAAACTGATACTGTTATTGAAACCCAAAGAGGTACTGGTGGTTTTGGTAGTTCAGGTAGGTAATATAAATGACTGTTTTAATTGTAGATGGTTTTAATAATTTTATAAGAAATTTTGCCGCCAATCAATCTGTAACTGCTACTGGTGATCTAGTGGGTGGTGTTGTTGGATTTATTAATACGCTTAGATGGGCTTATAAGGTCATTCAACCTAAAGAGATTGTAATTGTATGGGAGCAAGGTGGAGCGTCTTCTAGGAGGCGTTCTATTGATTCTGGATATAAATCTAATAGCGGTAAACAAAATGAGATCAAAGACTTTAATCAATTTAGAAATGACGGCAGACCAAACCCTTTTTATGATGACAACAACAAACCAAAACAATTAAGCCTTTTGTTGTCATTGCTTGAATGTTTGCCTGTATATCAAATCTATGTTGAAAATACAGAGTGTGATGACATTATCGCTTATTTGGTTACATCAAAATTAAAAGCTGATCCAAGAAAAAAAGTAATTCTTTCTGGAGATAAAGATTTTTATCAGTTATTAACTGATCCTTTGATTCAAATTTATGATCCATTAAAAAAGCAATATATTGATTCGGAGTATGTAAAAGAAAAATTCGGAGTTATCCCAGAAAATGTTTGCTTACTGAGGACAATGTTGGGAGATGACTCAGATACCATATCTGGAATAAATGGTCTTGGAGAAAAGACTGCAATCAAGCTATTCCCAGAACTTCTTCAAGAAGAAAAAGATGTCGCTTGGCTTAAAAATCAAACAAATAAAATCTTCTCCGAGTCTAAAAAACCATCTAAAGCATTAGTTCATTTGCATGAAAACTTTAACACCATTGAAAAGAATTGGAAGTTGATGTACCTTTCATCATCAGCACTTTCTGCTTCTCAGATACAAGAAATTGATTCTCAATTGGAAAGCAGAAATAATCTTCTCAGAAAGATGGAATTTGTCAAGATTTTACATCAAGCTAAGATGCAACAAACACAAGAGTGGGATTATTTCCTCACAGAATTAAAAAAATTAGTCCATTGAGAAAATTTAAAACAGACCTACTCTTTATGTTATACCAGAGTAAGACAGTACACATGAACTCTCACTTTAACTGAGAATTTGCTTATATTTTATATTTTACACAAAGGAAACGAGCTATACAAAACATGGCAGACTCGAATAGTAAATCTTTTTCTGATGCAAACTGGAACGAAGCGATGCAAGAACGCATCATGCAATCTATGATTGTAGATAAGGAATGGGCTGGTGGATTTTTAGAGGTTTTTTCACCAGACTTTTTTGATGATGCAAATATGCATCTAAAAGCACTTTCAAAACTTTATATCAAACATCATCAACGGTACAAGGAATTTCCATCTGTAGATCTTTTGGAAGCCATGTCAAAAGAATCTTTTGGGCAAGATAAACCATTGCTTAATAAGATTGATTGTTTTCTAGTTTCTGTAAGGGCCAATGAGCATCTTGGTGATCTTTCTTATGCCAAAGAAAAATCTCTTGATTGGTGCAAGCGTCAAAAAACATTCCAAACTGTTTTGGAAGCTACCACTCACATTGATGAAGGCAACTATGATTTGGTTGTACAAAAAATCAAAGAAGTTGCCTCTTTCGGGATCACTCAATCTCAAGGATTGAATTATACAGAAGATTTTGATCGACGCTATTCTAAAGAAGCAAGAAAACCAGTTTCGACTGGCATTCCAGAACTAGATGACAAAGTTATCTTGAATGGCGGTCTTGCTGCAAAAGAAATTGGTATTGTAGTTGCCCCAACAAACCATGGTAAATCCCATGTTCTTATCCAGTTTGGAGCGGAAGCTTTATTGCGAGGTAAAACTGTATTCCACTTTACAATGGAACTGCCAGAAGAATACGTTGGACTAAGATACGATTCATATCTCACAAAGATAAATTGCTCTGACCTAGAAGGTAGTAAAGAAGTTGTAAGGGAAGAGATTGAACGTCTAAAATCAGATGGTGTTCTAGGAAATCTTATTATTAAAGAATATGCCGCTGGTGTTCCATCTGTTGGTACTTTGCGTTCATTTATCGAAAAAATGGCTTACAAAAACTATAAGCCAGATATTATTGTTGTAGATTATGCAGCACTGATTCGTAGCATCGAAAGGCATGAACACATGCGTATTGAGCTACAATTGATTATTCGTGAGTTAAAAGCTCTTGCCAAAGAAATGTCATGTCCAGTTTGGACCGCTTTGCAATCAAACAAAGAGGGATCAAAAAATGGTGTTGTTGATGAGACAAATCTAGCGGAATCATATGCTCAAGCAGCAGAAGCAGATTTTATTGTTGGTTTGTTCCAAAAAGGTGGTTATGGAACATTACATGTTGCTAAAAACAGAATGGGAATAAAAGATCGTACATTTGGTATACATCTTGATACTGCCAGATCTACTCTACAAGTTCTACCAGATGACCCAGAAGAAGAAACAGAAGGCTCAACATCAAAAGGAATTGTTGTTAAAGCCGCAAACAGTACAGATGCTAGTAAATCAAAAGAGTTTAAAAGATTCCTTAAGGAGCGTCAAGAAAAACTTAAGGAA